GGGGGGTACAGGGGGGGTACAGGGGGGGTACAGGGGGGGTGTCCCTTTACCTTTACCTTTACCTTTACCTTTACCTTTACCTTTACCTTTACCTTTAGAAGAAGAGAAAACACCTGTCGGTGTTCCCAAAAAGGGAAAATCAATTATAAACAAAAAAAACAAAGGATGAGCGATACAAATATATGATAAGATAAAAGAGATGTGTGTGGTTGTTGATTGAACCCTTAGCGATTGTGTTGTACTTAGATCAAGACTTGAGCAGTATGGTGGAGATCCTGTCAATCTCCTAAAGATTATGATTACAAGGATGAGAGATATCGGACTTAATCAATACTATTCTGTTTCTAGCCCACAAAAACTCGCAGAACATTTAGGGACAATAGTGGAGAAGTTAAAGATATCAGACAAGAAGAAAAATAATACCTTTATCCCTTGATTCTAGTATAATGAAAGAAAATAACCCATATAACAATGATCAGAGGAAGCTATACCCTAGCTATATTTGATTCATTAAAATGAAAAGCTGAGAGGATATGGTATGTGATCCTGAATTGTGTGTATCTATCGTAGATACACTTAACACAAAATGATTAGTGCGATCTGACTTATATCAGCGTACTATACATGCCTTCGACATAGAATACATAAGAAAAATGAAGACGAAAGACGAACAAAGAATATTGCTTGACAAGTTAGTGACACTGCAACAAGAACTAACAGAAGCCTCTATTTTATCTTTTAATCACTCGCTTGAATGACTAAAAAAATCAAAGCCCCTACCAAACTTACAGTAGAAGAAGAACAAGAGATCCAAAAGTTATTATCTACAATAGAAGTCTCAACAGACGAACAGATAGACTCATCTATAGGTCTATATGGTAGGTATATTATATATGCTTATAGGTTCTGACTTATCACAGATAGTCAGAGATGAGTATTAACAAGATATAAGAATTGGAGGGCGAAAATAAATAACGAAAGGAAAGAGAAGACGCTATCAGAGAAGATGATGATACTAGAGCAGAGTTATGATGAGCCACCAATGATATATCAGATGTGATATATCCAATGAAGAATAATAGTGTCGAGTACCCAAACAGTACATATACCAAAAGACAATAAAACAAAAGAAGTAGCAAACTGATGAAAAAACATGATCCTCGAAATCTACAAAGAAACTACCCCCAAAGCGTACGAATATGCAAGAGAGAGGTATCAGTTATTTATTAGATAATACATATCATATATATTTTACCATATAATGGTATATTATAACCAAACAATCTCTTGCAATTAGATAAAAAAAGAGTATACTTCATCATCATCAAGGGACAAGCAACGATATATTCTCGGAGGTATTGCTTAGCAATATGGAGTATATATCGGTATCGAGCTTATAGCTGACGGATACGGACAACCCATGATACATTTTATTCTTTATTATTTGCTCCAATGGACTCACTCAAAAAACTACTTTACAATCAAGTTAAAGAAAATTGTAGGACAGAATTACAAAAAAAATGGTTCTTGGATTGGGTATCGTTTGATTATATGACATTATACGATGCTACAAATGAGTGTGAGATAGACTTCTCACAAGCATTATATGATGCTATCTATAACTCTATGGATGACTCTACTATAGAGATTACAGTCAATACATTATTCGAGTCAGGACTACAAGAGACTGTTTTATCTCATAGGAAATAACAATGGATAAACTATATGAAAAACTATTCAAGATACAAGAATTAAATATATCAGTAACAACAGACTGAGAAAATACATTCTTTAAAACTGCTTGATGAAAACCATCTAAATATACAACCTTAGAGAATCTACTAAAGGTAATACATCCAATACTAAAGAGGAATAAATTATTATTGTACCATAGGTGTTTCTGATGAAGTCTTATAACTACTATTGTTGATATTGATAGTCATGAGTCTATTACGTCAGAGTTTCAACTAACAAACACAGATCCGCAAAAACAATGATCGTCTATAACCTATGCAAAGAGGTATAACATATCAGCACTATTCAATATAACTACCGAGAAAGACGATGATTGAAACAAATGATCTTGAACAGGCAAAAAAGTGTTTGACGAGAAAAAGCTAGAATGACTAAAGAAACGATCTGTATGAAAATCTAAATGAGAAGTAATGCAATATGTGCTTAAAATACAAAAAGAATACAAAGTATCTGAAGAGGAAAAAGAAAGTCTCGATTTGTTCCTTACTACATTACAATAAATGGCTACAGAAAAGATTGATATATCGCTATACAATGACGAGATAAAGATACAATTCTACCCCAATTCACACCAATACAAAAAAGATTGAGTAAATCTATTATCTGTATCAGCTATATGTTGAGTAGTAGACAAATCACAATCTCTTGTATATTGGGCTACTAATCTAGCAAGAGACTATCTCCTAGAGAGAATGCAAACCGAAACAATATCAGAACAAGATGTAATAGATGCGTGCTTGCAACATAAAGTAAAAAAAGAAGAGGCTGCGGATATATGATCGCAAGCTCACAAATGGGTAGAAAACTATATCAAATCAAGCACACTATCACTTCCTTCTGATCCTAGAGTGGCAAATGCGGTAAACTGATTCTTAGAGTGGACAAAGTGAAAAGATATAAAACGAGAACACTCTGAGATATTCACATATTCAAGAGAATATAACTATGTAGGTATTATTGATTGTATAGCGACTATCGACTGAAAGAGGTATTTAATTGACTTCAAGACATCCAATTCTATATACTTACTTACCTATTGAATGCAAACAAGTGCTTATCTAAAAGCATACGAGGAACAGACTGGCGAGAAATTAGATTGAATCATTATAGTAAAATTCGCTAAAGAAGAAATAGATAAAAAATGAAATACTATACCATTATTTGAGACACAAGACATTATAGACATTGATTGATTCTATGAGGCGTTTATATCCGCGAAAGTATTGAAAGAATATGTAAAGAAGTACGATACATATACAAGATACTAATTTTATTCACTAATATTATATGTAATGTTTCCAATTATAAAAACAGATCCAACAATAGAACAGCTACAACTTATAGCACAATCAGTAGACTGACTTATTATAGATTGAATAGACGATCAAGAGTGATTCGAGAAAGTGAAAGAACACAGAATCAAGCTAAAAAATATAAGAGTTGAGATTACAAAACAGTGTAAGTCAATGAGAGAGGATGCAATAAAGCATCAAAAAGATGTTATCGTACATGAGAAAATGCTTATAGACATTATAGAGCCAACAGAATTAAAGTTAAAATGAATGGAGGACAAAATAAAAGAAATGAAAGAAATAGAAGAAAGAAGAAAGATATTACCAGACAGAATGAACGAGATAAAGAGGAGTTGATTCTCCGCTGATCCTGAATTTATAGTAACCCTTACGAGCGATCAATTCAATCTTCGATTAACAAACGAGAGATCAAAGAAGTTTATGGAAATGAAGGCGAAAGAAGACGAAGAAAAGGAAAGAAAGGAAAAGGAAGAAAACGAGCAGAGAATAAGAGACGAAGCAATACAAAAGGAAAAGGAAAGAGCAGAAAAAGAAAAAGCAGACATGGAGAGAAAGCACAAGGAAGATATCGAAAGAATACAGAAAGAGGCAGAAGATAAGGAGAGGAAAAGAATCGCAGACGAGAAAACAAAAGAAGAAGAAGAAGATAGAGAGAGAAAGAAAGCAGAGAAAAACAAAAAATATAAGGAGCGACTAGACGATAATTCATACAACGATAATGACTATATTATAAAATCAGATGCATGAAATAGTAGCTTTTATATGTATAAATTAGTGTCATCTATTACTATTTTATAAAACAATACACCATGAAACTCGCACCACTTCAAAATAAAGACATCTTGGAAGCAAACAAAGCAATCAATGATGTCATAGATAAACTGAAATATACAAGGAATAGGGATGATGTAAATGAATTTGAATTTATGATATATGAATTATCAAACATCATCTACAACAACAAATCAATATATTATCGCAACTATTACACAGTAGAGAGAGAGAAGGACAAGCTATTCATTGTAAAAAGAAAGAATGAAAACTCCGACTTAAAGACGATGAAATCTATAAATACAGAGATGAGGGAAGACATAACAATACTAGAACTACAAAAAGAATTTATAGAGCTATGTGAGAAACAACTGAAAGCGATAACAAGACTAGCAGACCACATAAACAATATGCGTATAGCTGATATGGCTGATGCAAAGAGAAGCCAAATATAACCTTTATCTCTTTTCCTATTATAAATGAACTTTACATGAGAAATCATCTACATCTCACCTATTGAGTTGGCCGGCTCATCAGAGAAATTTGAAAAAAGAACAGTTGTGTTAGAAGAAATAACAGATAACAAGTACAAATGATCTATTTCCGTTGATCTCCTTAAAGACAAAGTGAGAATTATTGAATGACACAGGGAATGAGATATTGTAGAGATTTCCTTTAATCTCAAAGCGAACAAAAATCTAACCACCTGAAAATACTATAACTCAATAAATTGACGATATATTAAGGAAGTAGAATCTGATGTGGATAATGATATTCCTTTCTAGTTCTTTATCTCTTAATCCTAACATATTATGAGACAATCACAAGTTATAAGTGTAGCGGTATTCCTCAAAAAGAGATACCCTGACTGGGTAAAATCTCCTACAATAAGGAACGAGATCTGAGCTACTGCTGATCGCAGGGCGTCTGATCTCAAGACCCTATGACTAATAGAGAAACAGGACACCTATTTTACCACACAAGAGTGAAAGAAAGTGTTGATTGCAGAGTATAGAATGACAGAGAGATGACTTGCTACTAATAACGATGATATACCTTGAATGGTATATAATAAAATACCGAGAAGAACAAAAGATGAGGGCGAATTGAAAAGACAAAACAAAGAAATAAAGATATTTTATTAACACAAACTGAAGAACTAAAAAAACTATGATATGTAGAATTCATTTGAGAAAGCCAAACAAAACGCAACACTTTTGGTCCAGAATATCGTATTCGTAACATTCTGATATCAGTTCTATTTTCAATGAATCTGATAATAGAAAAATAAACATAACTATTGCAAAAGCCCCAGATATACAACCAACCACACTATTATGACGAATCAGATCTTTATTTCTTTAGTACCACACACACAATGGAAAGAAAACTATCATTGACCGCTATCCACACTATTGTAATAATTAGCATTCAACAACATCAATACCGAAACAGACAACAATTACACACGATGATGTATATGGTAGGTATGAATTGACAATGAGCAAGGAATCGTATGATTAGAGACCTTATCTCTTGATGAATAATTTCATCGACTTGAAATAAATCTTATAAAGTAGTAAATAATATACTACCTACAATAGAGGTTTAAGTGTGAATAGGATATTTTTATTTTATTTTATAAGACAAACACTCATGACAGACTTATTAGATGTACCACATACAGTGACAGTAGAGAACTCCCAATTTAATGCAATCTTGGAACAGACATCAAGCATCCAGTTTAAAGCAAACGACCTAGAGATCAAAGACTATGAAGACACAGTCCTAGCAGTAGAGATCCGTAAGGAAGCAAAAGAACTAGAAAAAACAATCGAAGAAAAGAGAGTAACAATGGTAAAACCAATGAACGACATGGTATCGGCAATTAACCAAAAGGCAAAAGAGATCAAAGAACCAATCCAAACAGTAATAAACACTATAGACTGAAAGGTAAGACGGAAATGGGACATAGATGATGAAGATAAAATCCCAGTAATATATAAAACAGTAGATAGCAAGAAAGTAAATGAAGCGATAAAAAATGGAATAAGATCAATAGACTGAATAAAAATATATCAAGAGAGTGGCTTCTAGTCACTCCCCTCTCTTTATTTTTTACAAAATATATCATGTACAACACACTAACATCAGATGAGACACCTGAAGTATTACAAACGCTAAGAATGCAAGTGACAGATGACGTGGAACACCTAGAGAGGATTAACAAATTATTTAATGAATGATTATCAATTCTATCGGACAAACTATGACTCTATACAGACAAAATCGACAAAGATAAAGTTTCCACCCCTACCCCAGTGGAACCAAGCCTCCAAAACCTGAGATATAGAATTTCAGACAGTATCAAAGAATATGAGGATCTAGTTGACAAACTCTTTTACATACTACAAAAACTATAATAGAAATCCTGTTGAAGAATAAGAATAATTTTCTTACAACTCCCGTCTACGAGTATAACTGAGAGCGTCCACGAACGACAGAGAGGTCAGCATATTTACGACTTATTCTCCTAACTACAGGGATCACACAATACATCCTCCACGTGGCGTGATTGGATAACCAACTAATGTATAATCTCTTTATTTTTAACCCCCTTATATTATGAAAAAACGCAATGAAGATGATAATGATGGTGTTGAGATTATTCTTGATTTCAATGACTGATTTAAGTTTGTTAAATTAGCAAGTGAAGAAAGTTATATGGGAGAATTGAAGTCTCTGTGATACAGTTGCATTTTCTATCAGATATATAATATAAATGCATCATCTCTTAGAGATGAAAATGATAAACCATGTTGTATCATTTGGAAAGGTAAACTAATAGAAAGCAAGGAAGAGAAGGGGATAAACCCAAAATATATAAAATATATAACAAAATTCTTAGAAACAGTGAATGTACATATGCTAGAGAGTACGATGAAAAAAATATGATATTACAAACTAGATAGTATTGATACTGATTTAAGTATTGATCCTAAGTATTTATTTGACTGAGAATATGTGTCTGAATGAGATTCAGAGCATATTAAGGACGAAAATTGAGAACAGTATCTTTGACTTTGACTATTGAATATTAAAAAACTGTTCGAGATAAAAGAAGATTATTCAATAGAATATAATTTTAACTTACAATCAATGATAAATTATTCCGAGAGAAGAGATAAAGTTAGTGATATTATTGAAATAACGAATAATTCTTATAGTACAGCAGTAGCGAATAGTTCTGATAGTATAGCGGTAGCGAATAATTACAATAGTATAGCAGTAACTAATAATTCTGATAGTATAGCAGTAGCAAATAATTACAATAGTACAGCAGTAGCTAATTATTACAATAGTACAGCAGTAGCGAATAGTTCTTATAGTACAGCAGTAGCGAATAATTCTGATAGTATAGCAGTAGCGAATAGTTCTTATAGTACAGTGGTAACTAATAATTCTGATAGTATAGCAGTAGCGAATAATTCTGATAGTACAGCAGTAGCGAATAGTTCTGATAGTATAGCAGTAGCGAATAGTTCTGATAGTATAGCAGTAGCAAATAGTTCTGATAGTATAGCGGTAGCGAATGGTAAGAACTCGTTAGCTATTGCTAGATGATATAACTGTGTAGCGAAAGGGAAAATAGGCACATGGTTATGTCTAACTGAGTATGACCCACAAGACGATACAATAATAAATATGAAAGTCCTACAAGTAGATTGAGTTAGTGTAATAGGAAATACCTATTACAAATTAAAAGACAATGATTTTATTATAGTAGAAGATATCAAAGAAGTCTTGGATGTATACGCCGATCTTTTAGTCGATAGTGAGGAGACATCTAAGAGTATAAATAACACTGCTAGTGTTATTAACACTACTAGTGCTATTGTGGTAGATGATATTTAGTGAACAACTAACATTTTGCTTAATAAATAGATATAAAAATTAAAAGAAAAACCCTCACATACAAATCCAATCATTCGAGAGGTGTATCCTTTTTAGCCCTTATCTTCACATTATCATGGATATGTTACAGAAAAGAGTACAAAGAAGAGCTTACCAAGCAGAGTATGAAGAATATCTATCAACACTGGGGGGCGAGGTCGTGCCGACCCCATATAGACTATATTCACATATGCTGTCCCAAAGAAAAAGCTATAAAAAAACAATAGCAAAAATTGAACAAGAGAACTTTGATTTGGCAAATAAAGGGCTACAAGAAGAAATTGAGCTCTTAGAGAAAGACATTGTAGACACAAGAGACAAGATACGCCAACGAGACAATTTAATGATGATTCATGTTGTTGCAATGGCAGTGTTTATAATCTTATTCTTTATTTACATTAAGTAGTGTAGAACCTCGATATCTTTATTTTCTAAACTCAAAATGGTCAAACAAAACAAACCATGGCTAGTATCTTTTGTTATTCTTGTTGTGTCTATTGGTATTATATTATTTCAAGGGGATTTTATAAAAAAGAGATGGAATAATTATTATGAGTCGCAAATGTGACTCCAACAAATAAAAATTCTTAAAGACCAAAAGGTAGCAAAAGAAAACGAATATCTAGAGAGGTCATCAGAGCTAGTCTTAATGCAACAAACAGTTGCTAGACTAACAGTAGAGACAAAAAATTTATCTTGAGCAATCAAGTCAATCTCATGACATATATTCGAGATTGAAACGAGTCTTTTACTTCTCCAAAAAGCAATATGACTAACCACTGACTAATGGTGCTTAGTGTGGCATTGCTTATGACAGCATCATATTATACTGTCAGAAACAGTATGCCAACTAAATTATCATACGATTCCATTCCCAAGTCAATAATAGAACAAACCATTGTAGATATTGAGTATAAAGCATCAGAGGCAGATGCCTCTGTAAATACACTTTTCCAAAAAGATATAACACAAGTAGTAATACACCATACTGCAACCGATTCTGAACAAGATGTCCAGAAACTACACAAAGCTATAACTAAAAACCACACCAATAGGTGGATAAGATGAGGTATAATAAAGACAGGGCAACAAATGATGTACCATAGGCTTATTGGTTCTGATGGTACAATATTAGGAGATAAAGACTTCAATGAGATATGATGGGGAACTCGTGAGAATAATGTAGGCGTAATCCATATCGCATTACAATGAAACTTTAACGATGTTCCTCCTACAGAGGCACAATATGAAACCCTACAACAAGTATTATGAACACTTGAACAAAGATATTGAGAAATAAAAATATCATGACATTGAGAGTTAGAGTGAGAGAGGACGGCGTGTCCGTGAAAACTATTTGATTATACAAGGATACAAAAGACAAAGGCAGAAATACCAACGATACAAAATACACCCCCTTCAATAACAAAGATATACAAAAATGTGAGAGTTAAATGAAAACGAATTGAGGTAGATAATGCAATACAATACACACTAACTCAATGTAACAAAAAAATAACTGACACTGGCAAATATTCTTGTTACAATATGGTACTCACATTTAACGCAGAGAACTGAAACTGGGATAAGGACGCAAAAAGCAAGACTAACACTAATTGAACAACAGATTACGGGATTTGTCAATTGAATAGCGAATATCATAGTACTTTTATTAACAGTCCAGATTTCAAATATTCAGAGAAACAAATAGATTATTGTATAGCTGTATGGCAGGATGCAAAATTAAAAAAAGTTATGCCACGAAAGGCGTTTGATAAAAGATTTGAGAGATGAAAAAATGTCTTATTCTGGTAGACTAACATCTCTATCTAAAGTATTTTGGGAAGCCTACTGTTGGCTTCTAATTTGCTTTTATCTTTTTTGGGACAATATATACCATTTTTATAATAATAATCAACATTTTCTTCTTCCAAAATCTTAAACATATCTTCTATAAACTCCTTGTTTAGTGCGGTTTTGTGTATTTCTAGTACTTGTATGATTGACTCTCTAATCTTTTCTGTTCATGCAAAGGCGTGTCGCCCTAGATGAACTGATGAGAATAATTTTATCTTGTTGTTTTTGTCTTCAGAACCTCAACTCTCCTTTGCTAGAATATGGTGTGTATGTTCGCTCTGCTTACGAGAAGCATATCATTTGTCGTTGATGTTGAGATAGGGACGAGTCATAGACTATAAAAGAAGAAGTAAAGCTTAATAATTGTTCGGTCTAAATACTTTCAATATATTCCCTCGTTTGGTTTGTCTTAATCTAACCTCATTTCAAGGTCTCATAGTCCCTCATCATACGCCATTTTGCTCTAATATTAGTGGTCAGTCATTAGTAACATTCTCTACTATTGCAATATGTCCTGCTTTGTTATTCCCTTTTGGTCATCGTACTATTACATCTCATTTCCATATATCATCAAATCATACCTTTACTTCTATTCGTCAAGGGAATGTACTCGATAGTGTAGCGAGTTTTGCTTGTGGTAGTTTCCCCATATTATAATTGTACGCCTCTCGGCAGTAATGACGGATAAGATCAACGCATTGATATCCATAATATCAATCTGCATCGACGAATTCTCCTATATTTTTTCTTTTATATCTCCCATACCTCAAAGCATTTCTGAATTTATAATTTTTCATTATTTATAGGTTATGACTAAAGTCTCTTTATTTTTTCGGAGTCATCTTATTTTACGCATCCATTCTTTGCTCAATAGTTTATATTTGCTTAGCTTCCAATTACTATCAACAAGATAATATTCTCATCATATTTTTTGCAGCATAATGGCGTGTCAATTTCTTCATCTCATAGAATATGAGGGGTAATCTAATAGATTATCTCTCCTATCCTCCTTGTATTGGTCTGATGACCATATAGATACTATTATTGGGTATCATAAGTCAAGATATTTCCAAAACATATTCCAAAAAATAGGGATTTTCCTGATACGGATAGTGTCAATCCCTCTACTGTTAAACCATTCAAGTACAATAGGCACTCAATCTATTTTATCTCCTCACTCATTTTCGATACCTCTATCTGTAGCAAACTTTACAAAGTTAGTCAGGTCTTTCTTACTAAGTTTGTAGTTAGTAAGAGTTGCGACTCAATTCATAATACTTATCAACCAACACCACTTCAAGCTAAGTCAGTCTATAGACTGTCCTATCTGTACTATGATGTCGTCAGGTGCTACCTTTTCCATCAACGAAAAAGAAGAGATAAACATACTATAATTTTACTTTTTTCCTTCATCAACTGCGGAAGTAACAAGATCATATAACACCTTAGCAATACCAATAACGCTAGTAACTGATGCTACGATCTCTGCTTGCATATCGACTGGAAGATACTTTTGAAATGCTCGGTATGCTATCGCAAGTACTCAAGCAACTGTAAGAGACGACTCTTTCTGTGTAAGTCATAGTTTCTTCATTCAGAATGTTGTTATGATTACTGCACAACCAACAATCACACTAAGTAATAACGAATCCATTATAATATAATTAGAAAATAAAGACTATTTTATTACTTGGGCAATCACAGATCCAACAACTGCAAGTACTACAACCCAAGCCAACTTATTGATTATATCGTTGAGCTTATTTATATCTTTACTCATTGTCTCATTCTTCAGGTCTTGTAATATGCTAGTAGAGGCTAGTTCCTCTTTGGTAGCATAAGTATCCTTGACCTCTCTTCTCATCTCTTTTATCTCAGATATTACAGTGTCGATCTTTTTATCCATATCGGCATACTTTTTTTCTATAAAAGAGATATTTTGTTCTTGTGAATATTTTGTTGTAACCATAATCAGATATTTTTAAGTAAAACCAATCCTAATGAAACTAGCTTCTTTGTGTATTATGGCTTGCATCTTTGGCATATATCTTTACTTCTGTACATTCTGTCTGTAATCCGTCCACCTTAGTGTTGATAACCTCTATAGTTTCACTTTGAGCAATCTGTACTTCATCGCCTCCGTATACTTTAATTATTCCGTTGTCAGTTTCAAGTATATCTTTTGCAAAGTTTCTTGTATTCACAATAGGTGTCCCTTGACTATCATATCTCACTACATAGAATTTACCACCTAAATATGGTGTTGTAACGATTGCAAATTTGCCACTTCCTACCCCCTCTCCGATATATGTATTATGTGTCGGGTCACTATCTAACGCATCATAAATATATGCTTTGATTATATCGGTAGGATTAGCCCCTTCAATAGTAACATAACCTGTCGGGTATTTTTCTTTTTGTGCGAGTGCTGTTGTTACCATAGGAACAAAGATATTAGCCCAAGTAGAATAAGCATTTGTTATTCTTGTCTTTGCTCTTATTTTGATTTTAATACCTTGTGTTGGATTGATTACTTCATTCGGGAAGTTAAAGAAGAAGTGGTATGAACCAGCCGTGGAAAGACCATTCGGTGCATCGAAGGTTACAACAGAGCCAGTAACATCAACAACCTTTCTTAAAATACGATGTGTTCCTGAATATACTATACAATAATTACCTACCTTTATTTCCCCACCATCTAAGTCTGAAAATGTTGCTGTATATTGTCCTATTGTTGAAGCCCCTGTCGCTCTAAAAAATAGATTTTCTTCTGCTTCCCAACCATTACCTTTGTCTAATTGATACCAATAGTTTATTCTTCCTTGTGTTTGGTCATATCCATAAAAATATGGGAGCATAAGTCTTCCTCCAGTAAAGCCTTTACGATAAATGGTATCTTCTAAAGTCATTTCATCGCCAAGAGTTTTCATGAACATATAACCCGCACCGTTATAGGTAGGTGTCCCCGCGATTATCTTGAATTGAGAAGTAGTCTCTACCGAAGGTTCATTGGCAACAGATTGATAATAACCAGTAGTATCTGATAAGAATAGGGATTGAAAGTGTGTTCCTAATGTTTGGTTTCTTATCATCACCGCCGCAGTTCCAACTCTAAGAGATGATGCTGTTTCGTTAAATCCATCTAAGTTGCTATACATTCCCAACCCATTAACATTTACATTTTCCATCACCACGTTTTTATCGGTGTTTGATATTGCAACAATTTGACTTAATTTGTTTCTTGTCTTGACATTGATGCCGCGAAGATAGACGTCCCCGTTAATTCCACCAGATTGGAGTATATTTATCAATGATGTTGTGGTTGGTCTCCAGTCTGAACCAAAATCTATTGGAGATACTTCCGAACCAAAGTTTTTAAGTGTTAGTCCTTTATTGTTAGCAATGTAAGTAGGATAAACAGGTTTTACATTAAGATAATTTCCTATTGAGAAGCCATCTACGATAAAATCATTATTGCTCTGTAAATTGTTAGCATACATAATAAGATTATTAGAATAACCAATGAACTTATCTATATAAGTAAAATCTTTGAAGAACCCATTAGTTACACTTATTGCTATTTGAGACGATTGTATTCCTATATTGTCGTGGAAATTATTATTATTTCCGAATGCGGGGTAATAGGCATAACTTGCAGTAGATATTGTGGTGAGATGCCCGAAAGTATTTCTTGCTACTTCCATACCTTCGTTGTATTGAAACAATCCTACGGTAGCATTACCTATTGAGTTTGCTTTTATTATTTTGTTGTCTTTTATCTCCCCGCCAGAAGTATTGTAAAAACTTGTAAGGTTATTGAAGTTTACTGTTATTGGTATAAAAGAGCCTATAACATTTTTATTTATTTTTAGTGGGGTAGAAGTTTCTCCTGAGTATATAATATCTGCGATTGAATTGTTTTCTAAAAATAGTTCATAAGGCTGTCCGAAGTTCAAATACCAATTACTATCGGTATATGATATGTTGATTTTTCCACCACCATCAGTGTTAAACTCTGGTCTTATTCCAAGTGATACATTTATGATATTTGTATTAGTTGTCGCATTAAGAGTATTCCTTAGCAATATATTGTTGATATATATTTTTCTTCCAGCGGGAGGAATAAACCCTAGTTGTTGTGTAGTGTTTAGATCACCAGTAGTTGATACTCCATTATTGTGTATATTTAATCTGTAAGTATTTGTCAGTGGTATATTATAAATAGGGTATGTTCCATCTTTTCCAGTAATTCCAGTATTGAAAACAACATCCATAAGATGACCCATTAGTCTCCCGTGACTTGTATGAGTAACTTCGGTATACCATTGAATAGTTACATTCCCATTGGTTGTTGTTACTCCTCCTATACCAGCGGGTGGCACGATGTAAAAACTATTAGCATCATAATTCAAAACACTGAACTCACCAGACACTCCCGCCATACTTCCCGATGTAAAGTTAGCATAGACTTTATCATTGGTATCAAGTCCGTGTCCTGTTGCTGTAATTCTCCAAGCTAACCTAGTTAAAGATAAATGCCCCCCTCTTCCACCACCAACAGCGGTATATCTATAAGTATTAAAGTCTACGACTTCTGCTAGTTGATATAATCCATCTGGTAAATCTCCACTAGCAACATCAAGGTAGTAATAATTTCCGACAACAAACCCCAACCAACCATCGCTTGGGGTATGATAATGCACTTCCGCAATATCATCTTTCCAAGTATAGAAACTTGTGGCTACCGTTGAAATCATTATATAAGATGTATTGAGAATTGGGGTTGTATAAGTAAGTCCTGTTTGAGAAATAGTTTCACCAAGTTGTAGTTTTCCACCAGTTAAGTATTTAGAGAAGTAATGCCTATCATCAACCATTGAAGATGGTTGTCCTAGATATTTATAATTCCAGCCATTCGTTGCCAATAGACTTGAATATCTATCAAAGCCACCACTTCCGTCCTCAATATACAGAGATGGAACAAAACTATCTCCTGCTCCATTTGTTGGCATTTGAATTTGTTGCCCTAGTGTTCCATCAGTTTCACCTACTAGGTATCTGTTTGGACTCCCGATTGACTCATATTTCCCTAAACGAGGGACTGTAATTGTTGAGTTTTCAATAGCTACAACCTCTATCCAAGAAGTCCTATCGCTACCTGTTGCGTTTGCTGTGATACCTGTTAAAGCACCAGCAGAAAAATTACCACCAGTTATTTCACGGAACTTAATGAAACCAGTTACAGGCATTGCTCCACCTGCGATTACAGGAGCAGATGCTAAGTCTGCCCACACTCCAAGCATGAACCCCGATACTGCTCCCTGTGAGATTGTTGTACCTGTTGCGGGAACAACATCAGAGCCAGCATCAAACCACAATTCACGAATGTTTCTACCATCAATAAGGACTTGACCTTCTGTTAGATTTTGTGCACCAAAAGAACCTTTCATCCCTGATGGTGCATTTTGATGAACGCGACTATCTGTTCTAACCGTTAATGTGGCATCACGGTTTAACATATTGAAGGTATCTCCACCAGTTTGTCAAACCAGTTCGTCTAAATATGAATTTGATGATATATTAAATGTTGCCATACTATTCTAGTGAGCTAAATCATTCTTGTGATATGTTATCAGCTATTGTCTTCAGTTGTTGCAATGCTTCTATTTCTCCAAGCAAGTATTGATATACTGCTTGCTTTGTTTTCATACTCTTTATTCTTTCTGCTTCTACTTCTAACTTTTCTATCATTTCAGATAGATTGGGATTGCTTTCTATCTCTCTGATTTTTTCTGCAACGTCTTCAGACACATCGAAAGACTCAAGAAATCCATCCTCGATAATCTCATCAGTTGCTACCTCGTATGTAGGGAACTTGTATATTTGCATTATCTACTATGTATAGGATAAAGTAAGTCTATCAGCCCAAGCACCTATCGCCATCGTTTTAACGAATGTCGTGTTATCTCTCCTGTTTATTTGGTATACACTATCTCAGTTTGTAAATCCCCAGTATGTATAAGTAGTAGTTATTTCTGAGTTATCTGCTTCATAAAAACCACCTCACAATATACGAGATCAGTCAGGATTACAGATAACTAATCCATATTTCGTTGGGTCGTTTATACTCTGAACAACTGACAAAAGTTTATTCTGTCAGTCTCAATCTGTTATTGCTGTTCTTACTGTTTCTAAGCTCATATACGAGATCAGTCAGGATTCAAAACAACTATTCATAGGATAGTTGGATCGTCAGTCGTTTCAACGATAGTCACAAGACTATTATTTTCTCCATCTGTTATAGCTATTCTTACCGTCTCCTCCATAGTAATGTGCTATAAATTAAAGTCCTTATCGAGTTTATCTAAATCGGTCTTCTTTATCTCCCTTTGTTTCATTATTACCAAGAACCTATATTTCTCCTCCTGAAACTCTGTAATTGTTTTAGCTATTTCTTGTTCTTTGGATCTTAGTTCCTGTATTTTCTCTTCTGTTAGTAATTTCTCTTTCTTAGCACTTAAATATGCTTCTTTTTCTGTCGCTTCCTTATCAATGAGTATCTGATAGTTCTTGTCAATCTCTAGTGATTTCTCGTTCAATTCAGATGCCATCTTCGATAGTTTTTCGCTCTCTATATTATTCTCGCTTTTGTATTTATTATATATTTCTTCATGTTTCTTGAATAACATCTCCTTTTCGTTCATCTCTTTTTGTCTATCGTTTAAGAGCTGTTTCTCATTCTTAAGCTTTTCTATTATCTCTTGATTTTCTTTATTTTGTTTTTCTAATACTCATGAATATTCCAATACTTCGATTTTAAGTGATTCTAGCTGTTTTGTCTTATCTGATGTCTCTTTATCTAATCTATTTATTGTGTCGTTGCCTATCAATATATCTTCTTCTATCTTATCTAATTGTTTATCAAATTTATCTAAATCAGATTGTTTTGATAACTTATTCCTTAATCATTCGTCCTCTAACTGTTTTCTCTCCGATTGTATCCTAGCATCGAAGTCTTTTCTATCTCTTTCTAACTGTTCTGACCCTTTTGTTACACTATCCTTAACTGAAGATATAGATTTTAAGACAACCTCATATTCCTTTCTTTTTTTCTCTATATCTTCTATAAGAAAACTATACTCAGTTCTTAAAGGTGCTAACTTGGCTTGCAAGTCCTCATACTCCTTGTATTGTTTGAGTAGGTCAAAATCCATTAGTTATATTAAAGGTAAAGCTCGAACTTCATATTCGCAGTAGATCCAGAAGCGTTTGTTACATAGATATTCTCTACTATCAAACCTTCTTCTGATCTAGTTAGCTTTCTAGGGCTTTCTGATGCTGTCATAATTATAGCAGGATTGCTTGTGGAATTAAATCTGATAGTGACTACTTGGTCTGTTGTTATTCTCACGAATCTTGCTTTATCAACATTTGCAAAAAGGGTTGCGTTGTTTGCTTTCATATCTCTGTTTATTTGTCCAGTAGCTACTGTTGTACTTGCGGCATCGTAAATTGTGTTGTATGAGTCTATTACTGACATAATTTGTATGTATTATAATATAAAACCATTCACAATCGCTGTTTCTAATAGTTTCTTTCACTTAAATAGTCAGTATCATCTTACTTTGTTCTCTCTGCAATACTCCCTTGCTCTTTCTAGCAATACACTATCTATAGTGTCACTTTCTACTTTCATTGTTTCTCCTTCCACTTTTCCCCCAACCTCTGCTATTCTCTTTTCAAAATAAGTATTACCTATTTTCTCTATCGAGGACGGAAGTAAGGTAATGTCCTCTGTCTCTGCAACATTTCAGTCTAAATTGATGTACGCGTGCTTCATTTGTATGTATTATAATATAAAACCATTCAATAGAGGGAATTACTCCCCCCTATTTATATAGTTAGATATTAGGCATTGTAGGTATCACATCTGATAGTTACATCAACCATAGCAAATGAGTTGTCTCTGAACGTTTTATATCCAAATAATACAGAATTAAGATAGTTAGATCCCATCTTCTCTTGTGCCTTTCTCTCAACAACTTTGGACATTCTCTGTATGATGAGATATGGATTACCCTTTACCCCAAACAAGTTGTGTTGTAATTGTGAGGCAGCAGTCCAAGTGTCGGTAACATCTGTAAGCGTTTCAGACACATCCAACACGCCTAAACCTTTACCAGTTACAGTAAGTGTATTGGCAGAATTACTGTTCACAGCTGAGATTCTAGCGTTGAATAACTTCAAAACATCTCAAGTGAGAGCAACTCATCCAGAAGTAGTAGTATCAGGAGCATTTATCAATGTAGCAAGATTAGCTCTTGTAGCATCAACATCAGCACCAATATCAATATCACCTGAAGTAGATGGAGAGGCAACAAATGTAAATACTTGACCAGAGATAGTGACTGTATCGTTTGCGATAGGTTGTGTAGCAAGCGCTAATACAGCAGTTGAAGTTAATTGGTTGGATACATAGAAATCGTAACCCATCCATGTAAGGATATAACCATTCATACCAACCTGATCTCACTTAATTGTAGCTTTGTTTTCTACGTACTGAACAAGAATTTCTTCAAATTCAGGTGAAATAACAGCATACTTGTCTTTAGATGTTATGTTCCTCTTAGCGAGTGCTTTATTTGCACCTGTTATAGAAGAAATAACATTAGTGGTAGACAAAGTACCTACAACAACTGTAGATGCAGCATTAAGAGCCTCTCCTAATACCATTGCATCGACTTGGTTAGATAAGTATTCTGCTGATTTCTTACCATGTTCTAGTGCCGCAGGGTACATACTTTGTAGATCATCATGTTCATCAATATAGAATCCTTGTGCATACTCAGCGTTGATAATAAGTTGCTCGTTTGTGTCTGTTAGATCTTCGATATTTATCGACGTCCCTCTTACATAAACATCAGGGATGGTGGACATAGAGGTATAAGTCCTATTCAAAGTATCTCCATACTTTTTTCATTCTAAACCTTGTTCGAATTTACAGATCTTCATAGCAACATTTTGTTTGAAGAATTCTGTCTGTTGTTTTCCAGCTCGAACTTCTGGAAACGAAGGGGATAGTAAGTTTGCCATTTGTTAAATAATTGTTAAAGATAAATAAATTATCTAAACTGCGATCTATTTGCTTGAGCCTCAAACTTCACCCAATCATCTTTTGACCATTCCGAAATGGGCTTTGATTTGTCTGATTCTAGTTTGTCTGATCATCATACAATGTCACGCTGTTTAGCTTTAGATAGTTTGTCGTGGCTTGAAAACCCGTACTTTACTACGATGTCCTCTATAGCAGAGTTATCGGTAGCCGCAATCTTGCGGATTGCTCACTCGAACTGTTTTAAGTCAGGGTTGGATGTTAATACTGATTGTAGAGTTTGTTCGTCTTGTTGTTGTTTATTGAATCAAGCCAGCTTCTGCTCGACTGTCCTATCCACAATACCAGACACATACTTCTCAACCTCCACGTCTTCATTGTTAGATTCCTTTTGTTGTTGATTCTGTAACATTTCCCTTTCTCTCGCTAGTTCTTGTGTCTTACGTGTATAGTCAGATTGTCTTTGGTATCCGTTCTGTAATTCGTCAATAGTGACTTCTTGCATAATTGGATCTCCGTTTGCATCTGTACCTACTTTCACGTTAAATGTTTGTGGAGTGCCTTCGCCTGCTCCGTTCTGTTCAGGAGTGATGATAACATCGTGTTCCATTTGATTAAATTAAATTATAAAATATCTTAGTCTTCCGTGTCCAATTCTGCTAGCAGGATATTGTCAAGGAACGATAAGAACTCTTCTCATGCTATCAATTCTCATTGTAGCTTCTTAATATCTTTTGTTTTTATTGTTCTCATTCTTGTCTGACAGGTCGATACAACCCTTATCCAGTAATCTTTTATTTCTTGGAATCATTTTGTATCTTTTATCGCCTCAAGAGATAATTTTTGCTGTTCAAAATAATTTGTCGCCTCGTCTTTGTTTTTAATATATAGCCTTTTGGATTTCTCCTCTTGGATTAAATCGTATATAAGCATATTATTATGTTAGGAATTAAACGCCTGCTGTTATATTTCATTTTGCTACTTCTTCTGTTATTTGCTCTGGACTTGTAGGTACTCAAGGTATGGTCGGTATCATACCGCCTCATCACACTGCTTGTCAAGGTATGGGTATATTTCTTTGAATATATTTATCTGCACTTGTTCCCTCGAAAGTTCCCAATATATCTTTGAATAACTCCTGCATATTCACAGGTACTCAAGCTCAAGCATATTGTAGTCATATATTACCCTTAGCTATCGCATCGTCTCTCCTATTTTCCAGTGTATCATAGGAACTTGTCCCTGTTTCTATTGTGATCTCGTATTTATTTAACGAATCTGTTATTGCTTCTTTATTTATCTCCCAGTATCCATCATCATCCATCTGTTTTATGGTTATATTTTCGTCAGAGTTTTCTGCAATCTCTGATAATAATTTATAAGCCAGTCTTGTTAATCATTGCTCAAAATTCTTCCTCACCGCATCAATTACACTATTACTCTCGAAGAACTTTATTCTCATGCCAGTTGCGGTATTTGTAAGCCCTTGTGTGTTTGATGAGTTATTTGTATCTATAGTAAAAGTAAGCCCTTGTATTTGCCTCTCGAAATCATTCTGTTCCTGAAAGTAAGATGGGTTTATCTCTCTATGCGGTATCTCTTGGAGGTTTCTCATTGCCTCTTCTACACTTTTTGTGGTAGATATGATGTTGTTCGGCTTACTCACTAGCCTTTTCGGATTTATACCGCTGTTTGGACTCCATAGATAAGACCTGTTCAACGAGTGACCGATATATTCACTTGCACTATTTTTCTTATAGTTAAGCTCTTGTTGTAGTCACATAATAGGTTCGAGAAACCCTACCGAGAGATTTGTCTCAGTATCCTCAAAACACTTTATTTGCTCAAATGGTATTTGAGTGATTTCGTCGAAGCATATACATACTAAGCCATTAGCTACTCATATCTTGTATAGTCTTTCATCTCATTTCAAATCATATAATCAATAGTAGAACTTCACACTCAGATTGTTCTTGTCTATGTCTGGGACATCAACAATATTTACACCAAGCATAGATTGTATATTTTCTTTATAGCTAATTACTGATCTGTCGAGATTACAAATATCGTCAAGTAAATCTATGTTTATGTATTCTTTTTTATTTCTCTTGAGATCTCAAAGTCTCACTCAAGACACTATATGAATAATCGCTGGCATATCAGAGAATAATACATACCTTGGGTCGTAGTATATATCTGCCCATGATACAGGCTCGATAGTTACATATTGATTTACAACTCTTTCCCTTATCTTCTTGTCTATTTTTCTTACCTGCTCTATCCCCATATCATCGATATATTTTTCCTCTTCATCTACCACCTCGACATATCTTGATAGATCATACTTTGTTTTTACTCTTGCAAATGATGGTCAGTAGTTCACCATACCCTTTGCCCATAATTTAGTTGGCTCTTGGAGATTATATTTGTCAAAAGTAGTAGATAATAAATCCCTCACTGCTTTTGCTTGCATCTCTAGCTCCCCTGTGTCTCATTCCACAGAACTTGTAATATCGGGTTTTATATTCACAATCCACTTTGGGTTTCTGCTCACTATTCTCGGGGTTATCTTATTTGAGACCTCGTGCATCTTATTCACTTTGAATGATGTTGATCGGTCTGCTATTTTTGGTTGTGTAAATGTATTGAGTTCTTTATATACAGATAATAGTCTTGTATAATATGGGTCAAGGAGTTTTTTGTATTGGTCAAAACTACTATTTACATGTAAAATTGCGTCTTGTTGTTGTGCTAATGTCGGATTTATTTTTATCATCTCGTCTACTTCGGTAAAGCTCGATATATCTATAGTGATTTCTTTAAATTTTGCAATCTATTTTTAGATATATTCGTATTCGTTATCATACCCTATTATTGGTCTTCAGTTTACATCGTATGTTATCTCTATATTATCCTTATAACTCTTATTGTTTGGGGCAAGTTCGTACATAGAATATAACATCTGCTCTGCATCTATTATGTCATCATTTCTGCCTCTCGGAAATCTCTTAAGTTGGAATTCTAACTCATCCATACCTAGTTTATGATAAATGTGTCAATTTCTATAGAGTGGTATGAGTTTACGTAGCTTTGTTTCCTTATCTCCTGTTTGTCTTATCTCCTCTATGGTTGCATACTGTCATCTTCTTTGGAGTTCTGCTTTTAGGTTAAATCATATTATTGTTTGTGCTTGGAAGCTCTCTATACCTATTTTCTCGGGCTGTCGTTTACTATTGTGGTATATTATTTTATCTATAAGCTCAGCAGGATCAAATCTACCTACTGTATATTCTAACAAGTACATATCCATTCAATCGAATCATACTGTCATTATACAAGAGTAATCGGCTGTTTCTTTTTTTGAAAACGCCGGATCAACTGCTGTAAATATTCTTAATTTCTTCGGTTTCTGGTCATCTGTGTAATATCTGAACCACTCTTCATGAAATTCTTGCGAGCCCTTATCAACTGGGTTTTGTTGGTACTGAGTAGAGAATACTACAGTATTGTCTGATTTCATCTTATGTAGTAACCCTATTGGAAATCTCTTCTCAAAAAAACTCTCTCAAGAATTTCTATATCAGTCATCGAACTCTGCAATAGCAGGTATAATCAGTTCCTCTCGATGTTCTCAGGTTCATAGTTTTCCCTTATCTAAGAGATATCAGCTCAGATCATTGTCGTGTAATCTCTGCATAATTACAACAATAGCACCTTCCGTCTTGCTATTTAATCTACTCTTTAATGTATCCTCGTAGTTATTATTGACTCAAATCCTCATCACATCAGATTTTGCCTCTTCTGGGCTTAATGGGTCATCTATAAGCATTATATCACATCATTGTCAGATAATAGTTCCTGCCGATCAAGCAGCATACATCTGCCCACCTTGTAAGGTCTCTCGGTGTTGTTTGGTATTCTGATCCTCTCTCAGTCCAACTCTTCTTGGAAATACGCTTAGAAATGTATCAGATAAGTACATATTTCTACATCATAGACTATTTTTCTCTGCGAGTTGTGCAGAATATGACACCTCCATAAACTTTATCCGTGGGTCGTGTCATAGACACCAAGCAGGGAAAGCGATTGATACCGTCTCTGTCTTTAGTGACCTAGGTGGTATATTTATTATAAGCCTCTTAATCTCTCAAGAATATACTTGTTCTAGTTTCTCACAAATCAATTTTATATGCCAATTTTCATCAAGAGGTTGTTTCTTCTCTTTTGCCCAATAGTATTTCATAAATTCATAAAGACTATCCCTTTGTGGAACGGTCTGTTTCTCTATCTGTCTTATTGCTAGTTCTCTCAGTCATCTTTGCTCAAGAGTTCCCATAGGATTATTCTTAATAAATGTTAGTCTTCTTGATTATTTCTATCATCTTCTCTGAAAAGTTCTATTATAGTAGCTCATATTATTCATAATAATATATATACCATTATATTTTTTTTATAAACTAAAACTAGTCTTGATAATTACCTCATCACATTGCTTTGGATCATACCCTACCTGCTATATATCATCCTCATCATATAAGTGCAGCATTCTTAACAAATCTTGCGATCTTTGTCTTCATTCATATAACTTTGGGCGTTAGTCTTCAGATATTGTTTCTTATTTGTCATTTAGCGTGATATAGATTGGACATAGATTTAAACGCCTTCTTTACTTCTACATCAGGTATTACATCGGTTATTTTCTCTAGGAAATCGTTACCTTCTGATCTTGCGGCTCTCCGTGCATTATATATGTATTGGTCTTTTCATGATAGATTTATTCATTTTCTTACGCTATCGGGAACAAGGTCGTCTAGCCTTTGTAATGCCTTTCGGAAGTCGTCGGCATTCTCTGCTTTAGTTATATCCTTGGATAATATCTTTAATTTGTTTCACATACTCGGTGATATGTCTTTTATCTCTGCTGATAGGTCTGCTAGTTTAACTCTTAGATTCTTTTTGGACATCTTAGCTCACTTTATTCATATGACTTTTAAGTTATCCTCAAGGTTAGATCATAGGCTAGAAATCTTCCTTGATACTTGTGTAAATAATTTCTGTGGATTTTTGCTAGCTCATTTAACTGTATTAACAATTTCTTCTACCGCATCTAATGTCCTTTGGCTAGGTTTCACTGTATCTTTAGATCATACCCACCATTTAGAAAGTTTCCCTTGTGTCTCTATTCATCATCTAGATAATGCTGCTCTCTTGTTACCTACGGTATCAGATTCTTTAATCATTCACAACAGAGATTTCTTTAGTCACTGCTTTGCAACTCATTTGGCTATTTGTATTCATGCTGTTCCTATCTGTAATACATCACCTAATGTTCTTGTTCATTGATATATAGAACTTGTGGGGTCTCATGCAGTCATCCCCTTAGCGACTTCCGAGAAAGATTTGTTTCATTCTTTAGCTTGGTAATCTGCGAGAGCTTTCTCTCATACCAATGATTTAACACCCGACCTTATAGCTTCTCATATCGGTCATTTAGCTACAGATTCAGCAGGTTTATCTAATATTCATGTTTCTACTATTGTTTGTGGTAAATCAGAAACTGATCTATATGCTCAGCCTAATATATCACTAGCAACAGAAAATACTCATTTTTTTTGCTTTCCTATCTTTTGTTTCTCTACTGTATAGAATTCAGGGAATTTTTGTTGAACTTCTTCTTGTGTTATCTCTGGTTTAGCTTCTATGGTTGCTATGAAGTCAGCTAGTGACTGTTCTTGTCATCTGAATTCAGGGAATTTCTCTTTTATCTCTTCTTGTGTTATCTCTGGTTTGGTTTGTGTTGTCGCTATGAAATCGGCTAGCGATGATGTCCTTCATTCCTTGAATGATTGGTCTACTGTTCCTATCATTCATTTTAGCAATCCTGATGCAATCTTCTTATCTTCCTCTGTCTTTCACTTTACTTGTGTAATCTTATTATTCATCTCCCCTATCATATTTTGTACGGTAGGCTTTTTAGGTTTCATAAGACTAGAAAGCTTTAGTGGAGCCTTAGGTGCTTGCATAGTAAGTGGATTATACTTTAGTGGTGTTGTTGTTACCATCGTTATATAAGTAATAAATTACCTCACCTTTCAGATAAATCATTTTATAACTGTCCTTTGTGCTTGTTTCTGTTGGCTAGGTTGTACTGTTGGTTGTTCGTTGTTAGTTTGTGTTTTACTTGCTTGTCTCGGATCTTTCCCTCATATTGATTTTTTTAGAGCATTTGATATGATAGCGAGTTGCTTCTTGAATTCTTGCTCACTCATATCTAGTCTTATTGCATTTGCGGCATTTCATATACTTACTCTTTCGGAATCACTCAACGCACCGAAGGTAGCTCACGAATCTTTGAGGGAGATAAGCTTATCCATTGTTAGATTACTCTTAATATAATCATATTGTGCTTTAAAATCTGCTAGTGCTGGGTTTAGCGTAGTCGATACTCGGAATTCAGATGCGATTGCGCTCGCCCTTCAAGGATATTTGCTTGTTAGATTATCGACTGTATCTAAAGCAACTCAGACATCTTGTCATAATTGTGATATCTTCCAGGCTGTAGCCTCTGCTTGTAATTCTTTTGCCGATTTTCAATATAACTTTGTGAATCTCTGTATATCTAAAGACCTTCAATTATTTACTGTTCTATAAACAGAAGCTAGATTTGGATCGAATCATACCACCTCTTGTTGTTGTGCGGTTCATCAGGTTCATGAGCCAATTTGTCTACCACCACTTACTCACCCATTACCTCATACACTTCGTTGTGAGGCTCAAGCGACAGGAACTCGTTTGATCCCATCTCGTTGCATATATCTTGGAGATTTGGTTGTCCCGAAGTTCTCGGTTCTTGGGGCATCTTTTGATTGTTGAATATTCGCTGTTCTTATGATAGCTTGCATTCATTCAGGTAGAGCCCCCACAAACTCTTCATTGATACTTCCGTCAGGATTCCTCGCCATCTGTGCATATATTTGTATGTCTTCGGGGTTTCAGATATCCATACCATTCTTTGATGCGGTTGTCATAAGGTTATTTAGACTTTCGATATAACTTGCACCACTTTTTTGATTTGCTTCCGATGTCTGTTGTAGCGATTCCATTTGTCGGATATTCGCTTTGTTCTTATGTTGCTGTATAGCATTGTTTAGAGATGATAATGTCTCACTATCTGCCCCCTCTAGTTCTGCTCTCTTCCTAGCAATTTCTATTTCTTTAGCATTATTTAGAGCTATAATAGCTCAGTCTATTCATTCCTGAATATCTGCCATCTTATTGGCAGCTACAGAACTTCTTCAGAATCAAGAAAAACTATATATATTTTGTGCCGCACTCCTCTGTCTTTCTCAGCTTGCAATGAGTTCATCTTTCTGTACTCAATATTGTTGGTCTAGCTGTTTTCTATATACATCTAGTTCGTTTGTGTCTCTATCAGCCTCTAAAACTTTCTCTTCTTGCTGTCTTCTCATCATCTCATCTATTTGAACTTGTAGAGGATTAACTGTACTTGCTTGTTTTGTTTGTAATGCCTTTTGAGCCTGTAATGCCTGATAGTATTCTTGCTCTGTAGGAATTTTACCTGTAATACTTCTGGCTTGTAACTTCATCAGATAATCCTCAGGATCAGCTGTGTCGTATATTAGAGAATTGTTAATGGTCTTAGAAATAACAGGCTGGTTTGTAGTAGCCACTGTTGGTTTCTCCCTCTGACTGTAGGCGATATAAGGATTACCACTTGTTGTTTTAACTACTCTATTATCTATACTCGTTCATAGAGTATATCATAACTTAGATATAGGATTAGTGTTTGTCCTAACCTGTGTTGTTGATGAGGGGACATCTGATTGTATTGCAGACTGCTTTAAAATATTCTTTGGATTAGAATAATTTAGTCCTCCACTTGCCTTCGTTTTTAATATCGCCATTTGTTATGATATGAAAGTAAATTATAGAGGTGGTACAAAGTTTAATTCTGTAGTTGATATAGCTCTCCCTACTTTGACTGATGTTGTTCAAGGTGTTGTTCAGATAGTCCCGTCATTTTTTAGATAATATACTGCTCAAGGTGTGAGTCCTGTATATCATCACACTCTCCCTCATAGTATTCAGCTCATAGGAGCATCAGCAATAACTGTTGATTGTACTATTCATTCTATATTTAAGAATGGGGCTTTAGTTGATAACGCTTTATATTTCTTAGTCGCTGTTTCTCACGGATTAATGGTTAGAGAATAGTTTGCTCTATATCAACCTATGTATATTTCCCATATATTAGCACTAGATATATAATATATATTATCAGGAGTTGCTACTAATCATGTTAGTTTAGAATAATTACTAGAACTATTTGCTCTAGGTACTGATAATTTAGCGTAATATGTGGTGCCTCCCACAACAGCCTCTGATGAAAATGTAAATGTATGCGTTGTTGCTGATCATGTAAGTGATGCCTCTGATATAGTATTTGTAGATGTAGCAACCACTGTCGTTCATGGGATATTAGAATATAATGTCATTGTTATCTGCGATGTTGGGCTTCCAATTTTTAATAAAGAAGCAGTGATGTTAACTAATAATCATGTAGCTCCTACTGGTACAGACATCCCAATTGATTGGGATGAGTTATCCCTTCATATACCTATATAACTGGAGGGGTCTGCTGTTCCTCAATTTGATGCTATATCGAGAAAATTTCACGATATTCATGTCCTAAATCATTCTCATGCAGATAATCACGTTCAGGCAGTAAATATATTTGTAAAGACATCTGTGATTGGAAGAAATGATGTTTCAATCTTACCACTCGAATTAAGGATGATTATTTTATTCTCATCTCAAACTCCACTTGAAGTCTTGACGAGGTTCTTGTTCATAACTACAAGCTTAGCCCCTGACTCTCCTGTTTCTGTAGCTGTGCCCATCTGGTCAAGCGTAGCTCATTCTCGTTTACCTGCTATTGTCTCGCTACCATTGGGCGTACTTGCTCAAGCTGTGTCGTCTACCCATGCTCATGCTTGATATTTCTGTAATAATCATACTGCTGTGTTATATATTCTCATTCAATTACTAGGACTAGGGATTGCTATATCTCTTGCTGTAGCGTCGGCATATACTGCATCTTTAGTATAACCAGTAGCAATAACCTTATCGAATGTCTGTGTGTCTGTCCAAGTGTTACTAGTATCTGTTCAAGCTTTGCTACTTATTGCTGTTCTGATATCCCTCCAGAAAGCGTAATTATTGGAAAACCTAACTATGCTATTCGCCGCATGTGTTTGTGCGGTATAGTCTACTCCATTGCCTTTTTCTATAGAGATACTTATTACATTGAAAGTTTTTGCTCCACTATTCCATCAGTCGATTTGGGCTACTTGCATATTTGACTTTCAAGGATTTATAACAATATATGAGGTCTCCCCTGTCTCTATTGTTCAATCTGGTACATCTAGAACCGCTACAGATCAAACTGAGCCGTTCCGAGAAGATGCTAGAGTTGTCTCAAATCAGTCTATAACTGGGATATTGGTTAGATTTGCCATGAGAGTGGATTAAAAACTAAATTATATTTGCATGTCAGAAAACGTATATCGATTGTGCATCAACCATTATTCTTGCATTATCTATTGTCCGAGTTCCTCATAAACTCTTCATACTGAAATTAACGGTAGATCCTGTGGAATAGAAAGGTAGCCTTGCGATGTATTGATATATATCTACTCAATCATCGGTATCTTCTCATCATGTAATCGCATCTGTTCATATAGGCCTTACTCATATAGACTCATTTGGTTTGAATTCAGTAATCATCGCATCAGTTATCAATCATCAACCTACTATCTCCCCATCTACTTCTATATTAACTTCTATATCTAGATTCTTACTCTTTTTACCTATAAGGTCTATATATTCATAAGTCTTGAATGCTCAAGGCTCTCAGAAATCAAAGTCTTTGCTCTTAATCTCGTGTTCTATCGACTCACCCAAGTCGTCGAATCATGTCTCTATTTCATATAATCTATCTTCTGTGGCACTTGCTACAAGGTATTTATATTCTCCTGTACTTGTTATGTAGAATCAATAATCATATATGGCAGGTAGGGTATACTGTGTCCGAGCCTTTACTATGGAATTATACACTAGAGTTGTGTCTGGGATATCATCTCCATTTGTATCAAATGTAATATAATAGTTACCTAGTCTTTTTATGTACCAACCACAATTTGCATTAAGGTTTAATTCTCTTATCTTGGTTGTAAGTTCCCTCACATCCTCATCTAGTGGATTACTTTCTAAAGCACTTGCTCAAGCTAGTGATTGTCTTGGTTTGAGGGTGTCTATCCCCCTATCAGTTAGATATACAAGAGAATTACCGACATTAGAGATACTTCTGTCGCTATATCCTCAAGTTTGTGCATCGATTGGATCTGATCTCTCATTCGCTACATCCACACTATATATCTTGTTTGATTTAATCACGAGTATTATATTTCAAAGTTCATTAAGTCCATTGATTCTTCATAATTCATCTCATCACACTACGACTGCATTAGCATCTACTATAGATCAGTTAATAGGTGCTGCGTTGGTATAATATAACGTATTCGGATTAACATCTACTCAAGCTCAGAGTAATCTATCGGTATTCATATTGATATATCTATATTTCGGTTGTGTCGCATATACTGAGTATGTCGTTCAGTCATAACTCGCATAATTATCTATTCCGTTTGTTAGATAGATGACATTCTTATAGACTGCATAATCTCGCCTTGTCCTTCGTGTTGTTTTGTTTGTAGCTGTCTCGAATTCGGTCAGCCCACTCTTGATACTAGATCGGTTGCTAGTCGCTTCATTGTATCTATACATATTTGTACCACTTGCACATAATGCTGTGGTCGCTCAGGTGTCGTCCCTCTGAAAAAAGAAGTAAGAACTGACTGGTTTTAATGATCATACGGCATTACCGAAGTATTGCATTCCATACCTCGTTTGGAGCTGCCCCCTTTGGTTATAGAACATATTCTTACATACAGAAAATTGATTATCCCCTATATCACTTGTGATGGATAGGTTCAATCATCAATCGAATCTCTTAATTTTTATAGGTTTTATCGCCATATATTTGTTGCCTTATAAAGAATCATCTCTTATTCTCTCGGTGTCTCTTTGGATACCAAAACTTATTCAGTAGTCGTCATTTATGAATTGTCCGTAGAGTTCGTTTATTCTTTCCATATAGAGAGATAGGGCCATGTTAGCTTTTGCTTGTTTTTCGACACTTATCATCATAAGATAGCAAGCATAAGACGCTATTGCGTCATCGTAGTCTGTAGGGAGTTCGCTTCATACTGTACTTGTTATCTTAGGGAGTGTCCTATTGTAGATTAGATTGATAGTGTAGGAATTATTTGGGGTTGGATAAAATCAAATCTTTCATCAGTACATAAAATAACTACAGGGTCTACTATCGGTAGGTCTTGACCTTATAGAATACTCTTTTGTAATTCTTGTGAGTTTGTATCAATCCTGAAAAAATCCTATTACTTTTTGCAAGTCAGTAGGTTTTGAATATTCGGTTGTACCACTTATGGTGGTTATATCGATACTAGATTGACACTCAGGAATATCATATCATACATCTCTCTGAATCTTTCTATACGCTTCGTTGATATAGTAATCCAGAGTATTGTCATCCCATATCTTAGAGTGTGGGTCTATCTTGGAGTATGTAGTTCTTACTAATACCCTCAATTCAATTAGTGTATTCATAGTTTCCTAGAATGATAAACTATTATAGAATACTGACGGAGTTATTCCAATGAATTTATTATAATCATTTTTTATATAATACAATCTATTTTTGTTTAATTAGTGATAATAACTCTTCTGTACTCATACTCTCTACATTGACGTTGAGATTTAGTTCTTGTATTCTCTCTACTGGTTTATATCAAGCACGATCTAATACATCTTTCGATGCTCATAATCTTACTGCTGCAGGTGTTGTTTTATCCTCAACTAACTCCATAATAACACTCGCCGCTATTTGTGCGTTATCTTGTAGATACTCTAGTACGTTATGTTTCCTCAGGTTCTCAGATGCAATCACCCCTGCGGTCGTTCATTCTTTGTTCTTTATGTTATATGCTTTCAGTGCGGCTTGTGTTCCATTTCATGTTTTAAGATACTCGTCAGCAAATTCTTTTTGCTTCTTTGTTAATTTTAATCAAAATATATTAGTAGTTGTGTCTCACTTTTGCATAATTAGTCGATAAGATAAGTACTCAATTTTTCGATTCTCTCTATTACATTAGTTTCTCCTATGAGAAGTGTAACTGGTTTTCTGACAATATAAGTTTTTACTTCTTCTTGGATAGCCTCGATATCCTGTATGGAGAACTGTCAATTTTCTTGTTTTGTATACTTCGCCTCGATCTCTCTAGCTTGTGCAACTGTTAGAGTATCTACTTCTTCGTACAGGATTCATCCCTCGAAGATAAATTGTACTCAGCTCGCTATAACAAGAATATAGTCTTCTTTCTTCTCAAGCAAGAGAGACATGGTTTTGTTGAGTTGGATTACTTTTGGGGTTTTCATTATTATGATTATGAATTAAAAGCTATATCTTTGTTTTTATCTTAGATTGTATATAGTCTCGGAACTGTTGTAAATGAAAGTCTGATAATCTAACCTCTTCGTCTGGTCTGACGTTGTAATCTCTGAATTCGAGGATAAGGGACATACATACCTTCGCGTGATATTCCTCAAGATCTACTTTAAGGGGTTTTAGTCTTTTGCCCATAGAGATTTTAAGAGATTTTATTGGTAATAAAATATTATCCTTGTAGCATTACCGTAACGTGGTCATTCCTTTTATTCGGGTAGGATTTCTGGCTTTCTCTTGTAATGGACAGACTGGTCTTTCAATCTTTTAGCTTACCTTATCCGTGATGTTTGTGATCTCCGATCCTCGCAAACTCTTTATCTACGAGTGGTTGGAGTTCGGAGATTTTTTGGATGTAGTATTCCCTTTTCCTTAGATCTCCTTTCGGTTCTCTACTCATAGCTTCAAGTATAGTATATTGATCTATACCTATGATTGCAAGTAGATTTTCTTTCCAATAGTATCATGGCTGATCTCATTGGAGTTTGTTGCTTATTGCAGAGATTGGTCGTATGTTCATAATCTCGAACGCTAGATTTGGGTGGTTATGTTTCGAGTAATAGTGTCCTCATTGTGCTTTTTTATAGTGTACAGGCTTTCCAGTGTCGACTAGTCTCAATATCCCCTTATTATCAGAGCGTAGTAATCTCGCTAGGAGTTGTACAAGTCTGAAGGCTTCTTTTTTATAATCTCATAATGTAGGGATTTTTCTGGTTGGCTCTGGTAGTGTTCCATCCTTAATACATTTGATTGCTAGTTTATAAGCTCTCTCCTCTATCTTTATTCTCTGCGATATCTTATTCGTAGTTTTCTTGTTGGTCTTCTCTCTGAGTTTCTCTGATTGTCTAAAAGACAATATTTTATAATAATTGATAGTGCTATTCGTTATCTCCTTTATTCTTTGTTTGTGATACTTCTCTACTTTTTCTGAGGTTATCCCCTTTGTCTTGAGTAGATTATTGTAGGACATATTACAGAATAAATAAAAAGAGTCATATCCACCGCGAAGAAGATATAGCTCTTTTTAGTCCGCGGTTAGTTTTAATATAGTGATTCTATTTCTAATTGCAAGTGATTTTTACCTTTCGGTAGTTAATGTATGTTTTTATACACAAAACAATATATGAAAAACTAACTCTCTGACTATATTCTATGTTCTTTCTTGTAATTTCGTCATATTCCCTCTTGCAATTTAATTTTATTTGATTATACTACTTGTAGTTATCAAAAGCCTTGCGATATACTTTTGATTGTATGATAGGGAGCATTTATGCTCATACGGATGGACGTACCCCAGTGGGGAAGGGATCATACAGAAAACCTCTAGTTACTCGCAAGGCTACTAGGGGTTTTCTTTATAATAAAAATATTATCATGGCTAAAACACGTATGATTTCTACAGACTTTCGATCTGATACTTGGATTGATAATTTAGACCCTATAGAGAAACTCTTATATATCTATTGTTTCACTAATGATAAGTCTTCATGGTGTGGAGCAACAGAGATACCTCTAAAAAAGATATGATATGAAACATGAATTGATAGGGATATGGTACAGAAAATACTTAATAGATTCGAGGTAGATAATAAGGTTATATATTCCTGATGATATTTGATTATAAAGAATTTTCTTAAACGGCACCTCAACGGAATAGAGAGTCCAGATAAGCGAGGTAAAAATTCACAACTAAAGGCAATAAAAGATGCTATTCTCAAATTACCTGATGATATATATAATATATGTTATGGCTTTGTAATTGGATTTGATGATATTTGTAATCAGAAAGACAGGGGGGGTACAGGGGGGG